ATACAGAACCCAGTCTGCAGCCTTAGAAACAGCATTTACACTCTTTAATAATGTAGAACTAGAAGCCGGCTTCTTAGAGATAGTAAACTTAGTCAAATCAACTACATTGTTGATTGGCTTAATGCTACTCTTAATCTCAGCCTTAACCTGTTCTAATTCTTCTTCAGCATCATCACCTTCAAGAATAGTATCTTCTTCTTCGTCATCTTCGAAGAAGTCCTTACCTAAGTCTTCCTTAAGACTTGTCATATCAGGTGCAGTTGTACTTACTTCAGGAGCTGCAACAGCTACTGCTTCAGATACTTTTTCAATAGGAGCAGCAACCTTGTAATCATCCATTGTTGCTGGAGTAGATTCATCTAATTCGATATCTAAATCATCAATATCATCAGCACTAATCTGACCAGATACAGCTTCTTCAGATTCTTCGAAATCTAACTCACCTGTTAATGCAGCTTCAGCCTCAGCTTCAATCTGAGGTGCTACGTATTCAGCATAAAGCTTTTCTTTATTTCTCTGAATACCTTCATCCAATACACTTAATTCCTTTGCCATATTATCAGCAAGAGAATTTTCTACTTTTCTTGGAGCTCCAATTTCATCTGGAGTAAATGTCTTAATCTTCTGACCTGAGAGAGTTTCTACAACAGTTCCCTTTTCGGTTTCAACTGCTGGTGTAGCTTCTGCTTCAGGCGTTGTTCCCTTAAGTTCGTCTAATGTAAGTGCCATAATTAATTCCTCCTTATTTAATATCATCAATTGTTAATGGCGATACAGTACCATTATTCGAATCGAACTTGATACCATATGTAACATTTTCCGTCTTTACATATAAAGCCAATGTGGTATCAAAGGCTTCAATGTTTACCTCCGCCATACTAAAGTTTGGCAGATAAGTCCTGATCTGATTTTTAATCTCAGTTCTCAGAGTTTCAAGTTTATCAGTAGTAATATATCTATATTTAGATACTAATCCTACTCCCATTTCTGGTCTATCTTTATCTTTGCCAGGCTCTAATAAAAGTAGCCTTATAATCAAAGTATAGACAGCATTGTTATCGTAAAGAACTTTAGGTTCTTCATAGGAGTTAACCGATAGCAAATGCTCTTCGGCAACGTGTTTAGCCATTTTAAAATCAACTCCTTTCTCATTTTACTAATAAGTTAAGGCTTTTAAAGTTTACCAAAACTACACCGAAAACATTCAATTAATAACCGAATTTAAATAGGAAAGGAGTGTTTATTATGGCTAAACACTATAAGTGTCCATATTGTAATTTTTCCTCTGAAAGAGATAAGTTGATTGATCATGTAGCAGATAATCACGAAGAACTTATCCCTGAAGACTATACTCCAACGAGAGTAGTATTTAATATTGTAAATAAAAGAGAATATGGTGTCTGTATGGTATGTAAAGGCAAGACTCCATGGAATGAAAAAGCTGGTAAATATAACAAGATTTGTGATAAAGAATCTTGTAGAAAATCTGCTAGAGAGCAGTTTACTAAGAATATGATTAAGGTTTATAATAAACCTACTTTATTAGATGATGAAGAATGGCAGGCACATATGCTTGCTAATAGAAAGATATCTGGAAAGTATAAATTCTCCGATGGGGGAGCTGTTACATATACAGGTACTTATGAAAAGAAATGCTTAGAGTTTATGGATACTGTGTTAAATATATCCAGTAAAGACGTTATGTGTCCTGGTCCTACTTTTGAGTATGATTATCAGGGTGAGAAACATAAATGGATTACTGATATTTATTACATTCCAGCTAATCTTGTTATTGAGATTAAGGACGGTGGTTCTAATCCTAATAACAGACAGATGCAGTCTTATAGAGAAAAACAGATTGAGAAAGAGAAGATGATTACAAACTTAGGAGTTTATAATTATATTCGTCTTACAGACAATCAGTTTGTACAGTTAATCGACATCTTAGCTGAGTTAAAAGAACAGGCTATGAATGGAGAAATAAGCCCTATTTCAAGAATCCATGAAGCTATGGGTATAGCTTCGATTGGAGGAATTGCTAGTGCGGCTGAGGGAGATATTTATGTAGGCTTATACAAAAAGAATATCTTTGCTGATAGCAGCGATTATGAAAAGATGTGTCTTACTAAAGGCATGTTTGATAATGATACTTTAGGTATTGAAGATGGAATCTTAACTAATATTACATTAGATGAAAATACTAGTGTAGCATTATTTAAGTTCATTGGAGATAGAAACAACTACAAGAAGTTATTAGAGCAGTATGGAAAAGATTGTTCTGATAATGATATCTATGAAATCTTATCTGGAAAAGCGATGCTTTCTAAAGATCAGATTGCATATGATAAGAATTTCGAGTTTATAGATTTTACAATGCCTATAATTAATATAGGGGGTGAGTTATAATGAACGGGTATAGAAGTAATTCTACATTTTTTGATGAATTCTATACAGATAAATTCACTTTAAGTGAAGATACTATAGTCTTAGATCCTAATAGTTCTGAAGAAGAATTAGAACGGGATATGGATGAATACGAATCTCAGCCTAATGCTCAGAAGAAGGATTCTGATGCAGCTGCTATTCATAAATATGGTAAAACTAATCAGCAGATTTATGATGATACTAAATCTAAGTTTCTTAAGGAACCTATTGATGATAAAGAGATTATTGTTACCCCTCAGGGTACTATTAATTTAGAAGCTGATTTAGATTCTGAATTTTTAGAGAAAAATGACATAATCTTAAACTTTGAAGATTGGATCAAGAAAAAGAATAATATTTTATTCATAACAGGATTATCTGGTAGTGGTAAATCTACAATCAGTGAGTCTGTTGCTAAGAATTATAAAGCTGAATTAATTCATTTGGATAACGTAACCATTGTATGTATGGAAAGTTATACTGATGAAAAGAGAAAGAGAAAGTTCGAACAGCTTAAATCTGAATGTGCTGATGCTGCTAAATATTTTAAAAGAAAAGACGTTCCTTTTATATCAAAGGAATATACTTGGGAAGATAAAGTAATAGTAGATCAGGCTATACATTTCTTAAATTGGTTTATTGGTGAGCACGCTAATAATGGTAAGCAATATGTAATTGAGGGGACTCACTTATTTAGAGCTTATACACCAGAGTATTTATCCTGTAAACCATGTATTATTAAAGGTACTTCTGTGAGCACAACTATGTTTAGAAGAAGTAATAGAGACTTATCTAGAGATATAACTCGGAGTGGGTATTATGATGCTTATGTAAATTGGTTTAATGCTTTTACTATCTTTACAAATAAGCATTATATGAAACAGGTAAAACAATTTAATTTCTTAAAGGATCGTATATATGCATATACTGAATCCGCTGATGAAGAGTTTATGGATGCTCCTGAAAAAGAGTATAATATCAAGAAATATACCGAAGATGATGTAGAATCTGTCATTACCTGGGCTTTAGGTTCTAATATCAATATCGTAACTCCAGCTAAGAATTTAGAGGAGTTAGAGACTATGTGGTATAAATATAACTCTATGGTTAGAAAGCATAAGAGAGTTTCTGACTGGAAATCTTTAGAAGTCTTTGGCGTATCCAATCAGGATTTCTATGAATTCCAGAAGTCTTATTTCTTAGCAATTCAAACCAAACTTGATGACTATGATGAGATATCTAAGGAAGATATTATTACAAATACTATTCTTTCTAAGAATCATGATACTACAATAGATAAGATCTTAGATTTAGAAGATGCTTTATCTGAGAGTAGTATGGTAGTTACTGAGTCATCTCTTATGGATGTAAGAAATATCTATAAAGACGAAGACCCAAATGATATTGTCAATGTAATTGACAGTGAGATATTCCCATTAGATATGCCATTCTATACTCCTATTGAGTTAGATAATCTTGGTGTATTTGATGATGAGAACAACAGATTCTTCCCTATTTCAGATGAAAAGAATATGGTTGGGGATATGAGTTCTAAAGAATGGTATGAACAGTATAAGATGCTTATGCACGGTTTTAGAACAGAGTCTTACAATCCATCTGAATGGGTTAAGGCTGTAAGAAATCTTATGTATAAAAAAGAAATACTAGAAGCAACTACTGCACCAGAAGATGAACTTAATAAGCTGAACCAGTCTATCTTAGAGTTAGGTTGGAATCCTTATATTGAATTCTCTGACGCTAATAGAATGGCTGCTAGAAAAAGAGTATTAGAGCAACTTCAGAATAGATTCAATGATACAATTATAGATCTCCCTAAGCGTTATAAGGGTTATACTGAAAACTGTTGTGAAATCTTGATGGAAGCTGCTGATAGAAAGAAACTTCATCCTATTCATATTGTATTAGTAGAAGGAGAAACCTTATTTAGTAAAACTATTAAAGCAGTTACTAAAGGACCATTTTCCCATGCTGCTATATGTCTTGATAGGGATTTTGAGAAGTTATATTCTTTCAATGTATTAAACAGTGAAGGTTCTTTAGGAGGTTTGTCTATCGAATCGATTGATGCTTATCCTAAAGAAAATACATTAGGTGTATATACAATATTTGTTAAAGAGAAGGATTATAAAAAGATTAAACAGGTTCTTACTGAGTATCTTAATAACGCTAAGGAAACCAGCTATAATTTCGTTAAGTGTATATTGTTAGCTCTTAAGATTCCTACTAAGTCTGATATGAATATGATCTGCTCTGAGTTTGTAGATAACATCTTAAAACTTACTGATATCGATCTTACTGGAAAAGCGAGCTCTTTAGTAAATCCTAATGATTTCTACAAAGCTTCCAAATACAGTAATAAGATCTATAAGATATATGAGGGTAAAGTAAAAGACTTTAAATCCAGTAAAGCTGCTTTATTAACTAAAGCTATTAGTAACAGAGCTAAAGCTATTAAAGAGGCTGTTGAGTTTATAAGTAAATATGCTGTACCTGATGCTTTGAAGAATGTCTTAAATCCTTTATTAGAAGTAAAAGAATTGCCGGTTAAGTTAGATGATGCAGGCAATCTCTATATCAAACCTATAAAAGGATTCAATCCTGAAAATGAATATCAGGGATCTCATAAGTTATTAAGAACTTATGAAGAGAATAAGAATTATGAAGGAATGAAATACGAGTTATGTAGATTATGGTTCCTGAATAATTACATTGAAAGTAGACTCTCTTCTAATGTAAAAAATAAAGTCGAGCTTACTAAGACCAGAGCAAGAGTGCTTAATGATTTCCATAAGTATTTGAAGATGGTTACAGAAGCTGAGAAAGACTTTAATTTCAATGCATACTTTGAACAGTCACCATTTTCTGATTCTTATATTAAGATAGATAATAGTACTATCAAGGGAGCATTTAAATTAATAAAAGATATTCTGAGATAAAAAATAAAGAGGGAACCTTAATTGGTTCCCTCTTTATTTAAGCTATACCATGAGCCTTGTTTAATTCGACTAGAGCAGCTTTAATTCTAGCCGAAATTTTATCAATGTTTTCATTTTCATGGCGGTTGTTCATTTCTTGCCAAAGTGTTGCAAGTCTCTGTGCAATAATATCATTTTCGTTACTCATTATATAAAGCGCCTCCTGCGCATGACTTCTTATAACCCCGTAGTATTGTAGCTTCTTTGAGCTGGATATATAGAAGAATAAGATATTATTTCATCTTATCACTATTATAATATGCAAGTAATTACATTGACTTTTACGGATCATAGCAAATTGTTGTAATTTATTAACTCATAAACTTAATAGTAATCAAATAAGGAGGGATTAGAAAATGCTTTCAGGAAATGAAATTATGAACCGAACAAAAACCGGTGAGATATTAATCTTGCCATTTGATAAGAGTAAGGTTAATCCTAATTCTTATAATATCACTTTAAATAAGAAACTTAAGGTTTATACCGAAGAAGTATTAGACAGTAGAAGAGATAACCCTTACAAAGAGATTATCATTCCAGAAGAAGGAATGATTTTATATCCTGGCGAGTTATACATAGGCTCTACTAATGAGTATACTGAAACTCGTGGATTAGTACCATGTATTGACGGTAGATCGTCTTCTGGTAGATTAGGTATCTCTGTTCATATTACAGCAGGATTCGGAGATAACGGATTCGATGGTAATTGGACATTAGAGATTACAGTAGTAAAACCTGTTAAGGTATATCCTAACATGGAAATAGGTCAGGTTTATTATCAGACTATTGATGGAGAACCTGGTCCTTTCTATAATGGTAGATACCAGGGTCAGAGAGAAGCAGAAACTTCTCGAATGTTCAAAGGATAGAATATTCATATATTATACTTATGAATAAAATAAAGGAGGTAGTTCCTATGCCAATGATAGGACAAATTTATTATAAGTTTTTGGGTGATGAACTCCATAAACTTAGAATAACTAAATATGTAAAATCTTCCAATAAGTATCATTGTAAAGATAATAAAGGAGAAATCTTAAAGTTATCTGAACAGGACTTAAAAGATTATGAGTACATTCTTTTAAGACCAAACGGATATTTAACAATTTCATCTGTTATTCTTGAGCAGAACTTACATGACGTAATTGTAGGTTTCCACAAGACAGAAGATATTGAAAAAGGTGATAATGTACCTTATGCAATTTGTAGACAGTCTGTTATGGATATCTATGCAAATCTTACAAATAGAAATATTGATAATTTCACATATGTAGGGGTAGCAGTAGATAAAGACAGTTGTCCAGAAGATGTAGATTACAAGATGATGATTGCTTGTAATGCAGTAGATAAGAGCGAGTTAGTAGCTTATTATATTGGAGACGATATTAAGGAGTTACTCTCTTGGACTAAGTTATCTTACTACGATAGTGTATTAGACTATATGTATAATATAGCTAATAAGACTAAGTTTAAAGGATATTGTAATACAGTATATGATCTTATAGATCAGAATCAGTTTATTCACAATATTTATAGAGCTTTTAATATTAAGCCTGTTGATCTGGAGTTCACAATGTCTGATGATCAGGATGAATTGTATAACGGGAATCCATTAATTCCATTAGTGGAGAATATCGTTAAAACACATATCTCTTCTGTACAGATTATGAAGTACGGATATGATATAGATTTTAATCAGATTAAGAGATCTTACCTTTTGATTGCAGATTTAAAGGGAAGTATCTATTTATTAATCTATGATGAGGGTGATTATTATAACCCTGGATATGCACAGATAGATGATAAGAGAGAACTCAAAACTCTCGAAGCTATCTTAGCTACAAAATCGAAGTCCTAAAAAAGGATTTAGATATATATTATAAACGTGTAAGAAGGAGTAAATGATTAATAATAATTTACTAATTCTTCAACTTAAAAGTAAAAATAATATAATAAGGAGGTACTTCACAATGAGTACAGCAAAGAATGAAAATGAAAAGAATGTAGTGGAAATCGCAATCAAGGATAAGGTTACTTTTCCTGGTACTCTCAAGACAGATCTCACTACATCCGCTAAGTTATGTGAGCTTGTAGGTGAATTCTTATTACCGGTATTCCCGGATTATGATGGCGCTTACATGCAGATCGTTAACGGTCAGTTCCAGGTAGCTGTTTACTTCCGTGACAAGGTTGAAGACAAGCAGCTTGGTGAAGGTCAGTATAAGGCAGTTCGTAACACAATTGCAAACAAGACCGGACGTAATGACAATATTATGGATCGTATCCGTAATATGAATGCAGTTAATGGTTCTAAGAACATCACTCTGACTGAAGAAGTTAAGAGCGCTCTTGAACCATATATGGTTAAGATGGGTAATGCCCAGATTAACTGGAATCAGTGCTGTGCAGAAGTTGCTGAAAATACTTACAACGGACAGTTCATCTATATGAAGGTTACAGGTCTTGACCTTAATAAGATTATCCGTGAAGTATATGGTAACTTCGTAATGGTTGATGGCGTTAAGCATATGGTAGATTACATGATTCAGCCGGTTCGTCCTATCAATGGTGTAGGCAATGATGTAAACTACTTAGTAAACGTTATGCAGCTTGACAACGTAGAAGTTGCAAGACTTTGCAATTCTGTTGGTATTATCCCAACTCAGGGACAGATCTCTAAGATCATGCCAACCGCTTAATTACAGCAATATGATAAAGGCTAGGTTGATTAATTTCGACCTAGCCTTTATTTTTTAACGGAGGTAAATATTATGGCTTTTGGAGACAAGAAAATAGAGTATAGTATAGTCGATGAATTTGACCATACTATTGATGAATCAGGAAATCAGTTTATTGCCCTTAGAAAGATTAGATGGGGTGATAGAGAAAAGGTTTCGTTAGACTTAAGAAAATATTGGATGCAGGCTGAAGGAGAAGTCTTAGGTAAGGGTGTATCTTTCCTTACAGAAGAAGGTCCTCATGAGCTTGTAGACGTAATGGTAAGAGAGGGGTATGGGCATACTAAAGAAGTACTCCGATCTCTTAAGGATAGAGAAGACTTCCAGAAATCTCTTAATATAGTACTTGGAAAAGAATCTGAGTTCTATGATGAAGAGGTAGGAGAGGAAGAAATCTATGATCCTAGCTGTTTATTAGAGTAACATCTTAATTTGTTAAAAAGTTCTTGACACTATAGTAATAGTGTTTAAGGAGGTTATTTCTATGGCTTTTATAAATAACAATAGTTCCAGCACTACATCTAGTAGTGCTGGAAATTCTTCCGTAAATGAAGAGTTTTTAAAATGTGATAAAAAATCTTGTATATTTAATACCGAAGGAGATAGATGTAGTTTAGAATTTTGTTTCTTTGACGATACAGAATTTAAATTACAGAAAGAAACCTTTGAGTATGAGTGTCGTATATGCAGTACTAAAACTACTGGAGATAGTAGAAATGCAGTTCTGAAAGTATGCGACCATTGTTTGCAACGTATGAAAGAAATGGGTTCACTTAAAGCATGTAAAATATGCTCTAGACCAATGGACCCTAAGAAAGCAGATTTATGGGAAACAGGAATATGTAATACATGTAACAAGATTGACTTCGGTGCTTACGTCTAAGCCAAGAATTTGTCCTTTATGTAGTTCATCCCATACATCGATGCCGGTCCCGTTAACTAATATATGTAGCAGTTGTGCTTCTATTTTAAGAAAAGTAATTAAAAAGTACTAGGAGGGGATCTAAATGGTTTCAATAGAACAATTGATAGTATCTTATTATATTAAGAACGAACAATTGATGAATCTTACTAAAGCAGCGTTTGTGAATACGCCGTATGCTAATTGTAATAATGTCAATATCTATATTGATATGGCTAATATAACTAAAAGCTTTTATAATTCAGGAGTTGTTATTGGAGATTATTCTTCTGTCACTTCTGGTATTATAAATCTATGTGCTCATATGAGAGCATTCTATAGAAGATATTGTAACGTGAATACGAAAATATTTATAATATATTCCGATATGACTAAGAACTATCTTCATTCTACATTTTATCCTGGATATTATGAAAAGTACCTTTCTATGGTGTCCAGTAATGGTAAGATTAGAGACATGATAGATCACAATTTGGAGTTATTAGAAGTTTTGTGTCCATACTTACACGGAATCTATTTTATTAAGACAAATGAAGAATTTGCAGTAAAAGCTCTTGATATCATTTATAGAGAAGAAGCTAGTGGTAATACAAATCCTAATATTGTATTGACAAAGGACCTGTATGCTTATCAGCTACCATCTATGAGAAGAGATACTGTAATCTTCAGACCTAAAAAATCAAATGGGGTCGATGGGTCTTGGTTAGTTAACTATGATAATGTATTACAGTCATTTATAGCAAACTCAAGAAACATCAAGGAAGACAATAGTTCTAATAAAGCTCTTGTCAAATCTTATTCTTTAAGCCCTGAGTTATTATCTCTTCTGATGGCTATTACTAACCTAACAGCTAGAGGTATAATAACCATATTAAATATCAATACCGCAATAAATAAACTTCTCTTAATCACATCAGACCATTCTATCATTAATGGATATAATGCTGATATGAATGAAGTATATTATGCTTTATTGAATAAAGAAGGTAAGTTCCCTATAGCATGTCAGACTTTGATTCATAGATTTAAAGCTATCGATTTGAAGTTTAACCACATGTGTTATATGGATAATCCAGAGAGTAAGTTGAGTTATATTATTGACTTACAGAATCCAGAAGAAGTTAAAGCCATTAACAATCAGTGGTTCAAAAACTGTCCATTGGATTTAGAAAGATTATAAAATAGGAGGCAGTGAGAGTTTACTTTCATTGCCTTTTATTTTTTGTAAAGGAGGTTAAATTATGGCTGCTAGTAAAGCTGTTTTACTTGAGTATAGATATGAGATTGAAGTGGTTTATATAAACGAAAAAACTAATA